CCGGACCACGGCCATGCCGTCGGACGCTTCGGCGGGAGCCATCGCGGGGTCAGCGTCGACCGCGTCGAGGTCCCACACGATGCCGCCCAGGGTCGGGCCCCCGGCGAGGGCCGTCAGGATGTCGGCGTGCACCGCGCTGGCGGCGTCTTCGACATCCTCCAGCCCGCCGGAGGCCCCACCGCCGATGAACGCCTCGACCACCACCTCGACGGTCCGGCGCCAGCCCCCGAGCTGCCCGCCCCTCTCGGCGCGGGTCGCGCCAAGCTGGTAGCGGAGGCACGGCGCCTGCGCGTGCGGGGCCGCGTCGAGGCCGTAGGCGATGCGCCTGCCGACCGATGTCGTGTAGGGCGCCGACCCGGCGATGAGCGCAAGCCGGGTGGCGACCGCGGCGCGGATGGCGGCGAGCGTGGTCACGGCAAGCCCTCCAGCGCCGAGCTTAGCACGTCGGCGAGGGCGGCGGGCACCCGGCGGGCCTCGGAGTCGAAGGCGTCCCGGAGGTACCACTTGGCGCGGATGGTGGTCTGCTTCACCAGCCACCACCGCACAGGGCCCAGATTGCCCCTCTGGCGGGCCCTCGGCCGCGGGCGCCTCTCTACACGGGCGACCCGCTGCCGACGCGCTGGCGGGGCCTTTTTGGCCTTGCGACGGGGCACCTCGATCAAGGCGGCAAGGTCCGGGCGGAACTGCACGAAGCGCAGCGGCCGTGGGAAGTCGCGGGGGGTCTTGTACTGGCTGACCCCGTCCTTGGTCTTGACGCTGTCGGTCGGGATGGCGAGCCACCGCCGCCGCACCGGCCGCACGGTCCCGCCGCGCTCCTGAATGCCGGCGTACACCACCTCGGCGCCCGCGAGGGTCACGCCCCCGGCGGCCACGCCCACCTCGATGTCCGCGCCCTGACGGAGCGGCCCGATGCCGCCGCGCGGGGCGCCCTCAGAGCGGACGAAGCCGGCGATGCTGCGGCGCAGGAGGCTGCTCCGCGTCTTCATGCGCGCCTTGGCGTTGTCCTTGCCTGCCGCCTCCATCGACTTGGAGACGGTGTCCAGACGGCGCCGGAGCTCAGCCCGCATGGCCCCGCCGGCCGCGAGCTGCAGCCGGTCGGCCAGCTGGCGCACGTTCACGGGGCGACCAGCCGGTGAGCCTGAGCCAGCGCCTTGACCTCGGGGAGCAGGTCCAGCGCCGTCAGGTCCACCCGGCTCTGCCCGTCGTCGATGGTCAGCCGGCCGGCCGTCCGCGTGTGCGCCAGCCAGTGCCCCGCCTGCATCACGAGGGCCTGGGCCAGCGGGCCGGGCAGGGCCGACCACCCCGCCGAGACGGTGACCTTGTTGGCCCTGAGCGCGGAGCTCCAGCCCGTCCCTGCCGACTCCCGGAGGATGACGGCCCCGAGCTGCCCATCGAGGTCCCGATCGCCGCTGGCGATGGCCGTCGCAGCCCCATAGGACCGCTCGGGGTCGATATAGACCGAGGTCACCGAGATGACCGGCCGCACCGGCAGGAGCATCACCAGCGGGTCGCGCGGGTCGATGCCGAGAGCGCCCGGGTACAGCGTGTACGTCGCGGCCCCGAGGGTGCGCGTGCCAGCGTCGGGCACCGGCAGCCGCAGCCAGTCGGCCAGCGCCGCGTCCGCCCGGTCGATGAGCGTCCCGATGAGGGTGTCGTCGCCCGAGACGGCGCCCGTGAGCTGCGCCCGCACGGTCGCCGCTGAGATCACCGGCATGGGGCCCCCGTGGCGAGCATCACGAGCGCCCGGTGGCGCTCCTCCAGCGCGTGCCGCACCTCCGCCGAGAGGGACGGCGGCGCGGAAGAGAGCAGCGCCCCGAGCGCCCCGTCGAGGGCCCCCGAGGCGATGCGCCGGCGGACCTCGGAGGGGTCGCCGGCCACAGACGGCAGAGCCCCCGCCACCGGCGAGCGCATGGCCCGGTCGATGACGGGGGCGGCGGGCATCAGGCGCGGACCGCTTCGAGGAGGACGGTCACCATGCCGGTCACCGCGACGCCGGAACCGGCCTTCGTCACGGCGACGTTGACGTGCGAGGTGCCCGCGGTGTGCGGGGCGGCCGGAGCGCCCGAGAGGGTGAAGATCACGGGGGTGCCCGCCACGAGGTTCCCGTTGCCGGTGACCTGCGTGGTGAAGCTGCCGAGCGTGGTCGCGCCGACCTTGACCGCCACCGTCGCATAGTCGGTGTTGTCCGCAGTCCGGTTGGTGTCCGGGACGAACGCGGCACCGACCACGGCGTACTTGGCGAAGGCGCCCACGGGCATCATCGCGTACACCGTCTCGGCGGTCCCGGCGGTGCTCTGGTCGAGCGGGAAGATGAGGGTCATGAACATCGGGTGCTCCGGGCCTCAGAGGTTGTAGAGGTAGCGGACCGTCTTCTGGCCCGACTTGCCGAGGTTCTGGTAGGTGCGGCGGTTGCGCGCCCGCAGGTAGCTGCCGCCGACGGTGATGTCCCGCTGGAGGTCCACCGAGGTCCCGACGCGCACGAAGCGGCGGAACAGCCGGCGGTTGAAGAGCAGGGCGCCCGTCTTCGTCATCGTGACGCCGTCGAAGAGGCCGCTGGCGTTGAGGTCCGCGGTCATGGCGTCGGAGACGATGACCGGCACGCCGTAGATGCTGGCGACCTCGCCGCGCACGATGGGGCCGTTGCTGCCGTAGTCGGAGGCGCTGACGATGCCGGTCATGCTGACCAGCTTGGTCAGGTAGCCCTGCCAGCTGGTGACCATGACCACGTCGCCGCGGCCGCCGCGGGGGCCCTGCAGGCTGGCGATGTCGCTGGCGAGGGTGGTGGTCGAGAAGGTCGACCGGTCCACGCCGTGCGACTGGTCCAGCGACAGGGCGCGCAGGCCGAGCCAGGACTTGAGGTAGTGGTCGGCCGAGGCGGCCACGGAGCCGAACATGCCCGCGGGGTCCCAGGAGGCGAGGGCGTCCTGGTGGGTGCCCGCCGTGTCGCCGTTGATGACGCACAGGCGCTCGCCAATGGCCATGCTGCGGGTCATCGAGTCGCGGATGAAGGGGATGGCCGGGACGATGCTGTCTTCGCTCGCGTCTTCGTGGAGGAAGACCATCACGGCCAGACCGCTGGCGGTGATCGTGAGCTTGTCGGTGCCGACGCTGGACTTGTTGAAGGCGGCCGGGTTGTCCCCGGTCTGGCCCACGAGCTTGTACGGCACCGGGTAGGCCGTGCCGAGGGGCAGCTCGACGCTGTTGGAGGTGATGGTGGTCTCCTCAAACAGGCCCAGGAGGCCGTCGGGGTCGTACTCCTCGACCTGCCACAGCGGGGTGGCCAGCAGCGGGGTCGGGATGAAGTCGCCGCCGGTGCCGGCCCCGGTGTCGAACGCCTTGCGGATGCCCTCGGGGGCGCGGCGCCAGACGGCCTGGATGGCCTCGTAGGTGGGGCGGCACCCACCCTTCATGATGTCCTCGGAGCCGAGGGCGGCCGCGCCGTGGATGGCGGTGATGGCGAGGGTGTGGTCTTCGACGGCCTTCTGGAACTCGGCCTGCCACGGGTGGATGGGCTTGGAGTCGAGCAGGCCGGGGAGGCTGCGGGCACGAACGCGGGAGTCGGCCTTGTCGAAGGACCGGGCCACGATGCGGCCGTCGACCACGAACGCGGCGAGGTCGCGGTCAGACCCGGACAGGTCCGGCGCGGCGGCCTTCTGCGCGGCCACGGTGCTGAGCGCCTGCTGCGCGGACTTGAGGTCCGCGGCCATGCGCTCGATGGTGACGGCCTTCTCGGCGTCGGACTTCTCCAGCGCGGCGAGCTTCTTGCCCTGGGTGGAGGCCCATGCGGCAAGCTCTTCGGGGGACGCGAACTGCGTCAGGTCAGCGGCCATGGGGGCCTCCTGGGATGTGGCCCGCGCGGGGCCGGGGGAACAGGTGCGCCAGCGGGTGGGCGGCCGTCTCAGCGACGGCGGCGCGGATGGTCTGCGCCGGCGAGAGGGGAAGGGCGCGCTGGGCCTCCAGCTGCGCGTCGGGGTGCATCGGCATCGGCGTAAGGCTGCACTCCATGAGCACCGGCGCCATGTAGACCATGCCGCCGCGCTCATCGTAGAGGTCCGTGCCCTTGAGGTCGTTCGACCCGCGCCACAGCA